TTCCAGAAAGTAATTTGAGGATTTCCAGTAAGATATACATCTTGTGCTCCATAAGCAACTAATTGCATTAAACCACCACCCATAGTTTATATTATTGCTAAAGAAAATAATTCTCATTTTTAATTTAAAATAAATAATTCAATAGGATAATATTAATATATATTATTATTATTGTATTATTATTGGTTATGATGTTAATAATAATAATATGTGTTATATATTACGATTTGGTAATAAAGTGTCCATGTTAAAATTTTTAACCATAAAAGAAGCTAAAAAATCTTCTTTAAAATATTCTTTTTTTCTATCGTGTCCTTTTTTAAATATATATAAATCATCTTCTTTTTTTACAGACCAACCATTATTTACAGCATTATATATAAATAACATTTTTTGAAATGTTACATTTTCTATTGAAAAATTATTTCCATTTTCTAAAATAATATTCATATCCATTAATATTTTTATAATAACTATTTTATTGTTTTAACTTATTGTTTATATGAAGTAATATGAAATCAATTATATTATTTAAATTAATAATTAAATAATATAATAAATATAAATATATGCAATCCTTTAAACCAAAACCTATAAAAAAAATAAAAAATAATAAAAAAATACATTTTTCTCTTGATGTAAAACACAATGAATTCCTAAATACTTTTGAAAAAGATGATAATGATAAACTTCCACAAATGAAATTTGACCTTTTATCATTACAAGATAAATTGAATTCTTATGAAAATCAAACACTTTCTCTACAAATAGAACAAGTCATGGAAATTAAAGACAATATTATTGAATTAAAAAAAAATATTAATCTTTTACAAAAAAGAAAATTAGATTATTTTCTTGATAACTCTAAATACATTTTTGATTATTTTGAAAATAAAAAAAAAATATCTCAAGGCGAAATTACTAATAAAAATACTATGCTAAATACTTTTTTTAAAATTAATTCTTCTTCTGAAAAAATAGATTCAACTAATAATAATATTTTTTCTAAATATTTGAGAAATATAGATGATTCTTTCCTTAATATGGATGAATTCGTTCAACAAAGCGATATTTGTAATAATTGTTTTAAAGGCGAATTAATACCAATGGACGATGAAGGTGTATTAATATGTAATGTTTGTTTTCGTAATATTAAATATTTAATTGAAAATGATAAACCTTCTTATAAAGAACCTCCTAAAGAAGTTTGTTTCTATGCTTATAAAAAAATTAATCATTTTAAAGAAATTTTAGCGCAATTTCAAGGTAAAGAAACTACATTAATTCACGAAGATGTTATTGATAATTTAAAAAATCAAATTAAAAAAGAAAGAATTAATATTCAATCTTTGACATATAATGATACCAAGCTATTATTAAAGAAATTAGGTTATAACAAATATTATGAACATATTAACTTTATTAAAGACAAATTAGGCATTAAACCCCCCATCATTTCACAAGAATTAGAAGATACTTTATGTAATTTTTTTATTGAAATTCAATATCCTTATGCTAAACATTGTCCTGATTACCGAGTTAACTTTCTTCATTATTATTATGTTTTATATAAATTGTTTGAATTAATTGGTGAAATATCATATTTAAAAGAGATTCCTTTACTAAAAGATAGAGAAAAATTAATAGAACAAGATACTATTTGGAGTAAAATTTGTTTTGAATTAAATTGGGAATTTATTCCTACTATTTAATAATTATGAAGTCAAGAAATTTATATAACAGAATTCTAATAATATATTTGTATATTGTATGAGTTCATATAATTCTGATGATGATAGAGAATTAACCAATAGTGAAAAAGTTTTAAAACTTCAAATGATTGCCGAGAATAGGAGAAACCAAATGAAGATACGTCTTGCCGAGGATAGGAGGAGAAACCAACAATTAGCTGAACTTCAACAGATTGCCGTGGATAGTAGAAACCAAATGAAGAAACGCTTTGCCGAGGATAAGAGAAACCAACAATTACAACAATTAGCTGAGATTGCCATGAATAGTAGAAACCAAATGAAGAAACGCCTTGCCGAGGATAGGAGAAACCAAAAATTACCTGAACATCAACGGATAGACCAACCATTAGATGAACTTATAAGGATTGCCGAAGCAAGACAAGAAAAAATGCGTTCAAGAAACCGTAGAAGAAATTCGTTTCGTAGAAGAAAATCGTTTGAAGAATATAACGCAAATGTTCCTTTTTTAAGAAGAAGTAATTCAAGGGGTAATAGTGATGAACGAATTATTTATAACGAACCATTAGAAGTTATTAATGTTTCTCCAAGAAATGAAACAAACTTCCAACGTACATTGAGATTAACACTAGGTAGAGAGCGTAATAATCCAACCGCACCGAGATTACAAACAAACACTCCATATGTACCACGAAGTAGTTTTGGTACTCAATTTGTGGTTCGGGATGAGGATGCTATAAAAAAACATACGCAAGCTAAAAGAAATAGTGCTGCAAGAACAATTACAAAAATGATGAAAAACAAAACAAAGAAACGTAATAAATAAATTGAAATAAATATAAATATTATAATATCACAACAAAGAATATGGCATATATCATTTCAATTGAAGGAAATATTGGTTCAGGAAAAAGTACATTTCTTTCTTATTTAAGAAAAAATTGTTCTTCAGATATAATCTTTGTAAAAGAACCAATTGATTATTGGGAACAGATAAAAGATAGAGAAACAAACGAAACCATGTTGCAAAAATTTTATAAAGACCAAAAATTGTATTCATTTTCATTTCAAATGATGGCTTTTATATCTCGTTTCTCTATATTAAGAGAAACAATAAGACAAAATCCTTCAGCAATTATAATTACTGAAAGATGTTTGTATACAGATAAATATGTATTTGCCAAAATGTTATTTGAAATGAAAAATATAGAAGATGTAAATTATCAAATATATAATAAATGGTTTGAAGAATTTGCTTGTGAAATTCCCATAAATAAAATAATTTATATAAAAGCTAATCCTGAAATTTCTTTTGAAAGAATTAAAAAAAGAAACAGAATAGGAGAAAGTGAAATTCAATTAGATTATTTAATCAATTGTCACAAATATCATGAAGATATGATTGATTTATTATCAACAACAACAGAAGTTATTTATATTGATGGAAATGTAGATATCACAGAAAATCCAACAATAATTCAAGAATGGAGAATTCAATGTAAAATATAATTACGCAAAATCGTGATTTATATATTGTTCATATCTATTATAGAATACAATTTCATCATTATATACACACGTATTTAAATCATCCAATTCAAGTAAAAACTTGTATTTTTGATTATTTAATAAAATTATTTGTGATTTTTTTTGTCTAATAGGCAATTTTAGTATTTTACAAATACTCCAATTCCAATAACTATAATCTTCTCTATAATTATTATACAAATCTATATATTTATCAATACAATTTTTTAAAATGTAGTTATTTTTATTAGATAATATAAAATGAGGATTTATCCTATCAGAAGTAAAATCTGATGTATTTAAATTAGAAGATATACATGTAACAAATTCATCATTATCTTCAATATATTGTTTTAGAGGTGCAATAGGATTAATATCGGCGTCCACATACAATCCACCATATTTATTAATAATACACACACGCCAAAAATCAGCCTTGATTGGACCATCTGGTATAAAATTAAATATATCTAAATATAATTGTGAATACTCTTTTAATAAAAATTCTTGACATAAATTATCATCATACAAATTGATTTCATATTCTGGATTTAATTCTTTCCATTTTTGAGAATATATTTCTATTTTATCTAATTTTTTATGACACATATATATTACTTTTGGTATATTTGTATTGTATTCTGTGTTAAACAAATTACTATAATTAATGTTTGATGTCAATTTATGAATGTTATAAAACGTCCTGTCCGTCCAACAATCCGCCCAATATTTATTAAATTTAGGTTGTTCGTTTCTATAATTATCATGAAAATGTAATATAATAAATTGTTTAAATTTAATATTCGTATTTTCTTTGTTTTTAGGATTGGGAAGACCATTTGTTACATTTAATAACAATCGGTTCGCTTGTATATCTGAAATATATTTTTTAATCATTAATGGTCCAGTTGGTTCAGTTAATGTGTTTCCATAAAAATTATGATTCACATTTTTTACTACCTCATTAATACATTTCTTCATTATTTCATTATTTGGTTTACAAATAATAATTGCATTGTAAATTCCATATTTATCAAAATCTTTACAAAAATATTCTCTATCCAATAAATAATTAAAATTAAATCCATTTACACAAAAATATTTAACGTCTAAATAAATTCCACCATATTTATATAAAACACAATATCTCCATAAATCAATCTTTATTGCTGCTGGTATTATTGCATCATATGTTTTCAAAACATCTTCTGAAAAATTGTGTTTTATAAATTCTCTACATTTTTCATCATTATATAAGTAATGATTAAAATTAGGATTACAATTTTTAATATTTTCAATACATGATTTTACAGAATTTGGTAAATTATCAGAGTGCCAAGCTTGAAAAATATTCCTTGGAATTACTTCTTGGTTATTTTTATTAAATATTAATTGTCTTATGGTATTTAACTTTATTTTTAAATTTCGTCTTTTTATGAATTTAATTCTGTTTGCCATTTTTAATCTGTTCCGTTTTAATTTATTTTGTATCAACATATATTATATATACATATTTCTTTCTTCCCAATATTTAGTCCAATGTTTATTTTGAGTTGGTTGTTCTTCTCTATATTTGTTATGAAATCGTAATATAGAATAATTTTTATAATTAATAAATATAATATCCATATTATTTATTTTTTGTATAGATGTACTGAGAAATAAATTATTAAATTCGAGTTGTGTAAAAAATTTTTTTACCATTAATGGTCCGGTTGGTTCTAATCCACTAGAACCATAAAATTTATTATTCACATTTTTTACTACCTCATTAATACATTTCTTCATTATTTCATTATTTGGTTTACAAATAATAATTGCATTGTAAATTCCAGAACCAGAACCATCAAAATCTTTGCAAAAATATTCTTTATCCAATAAATAATTAAAATTAAATCCATTTACACAAAAAAATTTAACATCTAAATAAATTCCACCATATTTATATAAAACACAATATCTCCATAAATCAAATTTTATTGCTGATGGTATTATTGCGTCATATGCTTTCAAAACATCTTCTGAATAAAAATCTTTTATAAATTCTCTACATTTTTCATCATTATATAAGTAATGATGAAAATTAGGATTACAACTTTTAATATTTTCAATACACGATTTTACAGAATTTGGTAAATTATCAGAGTGCCAAGCTTGAAAAATATTCCTTGGAATTACTTCTTGATTATTTTTATTATTTATTAATTCTTTGATATTGTTAAATATATTTTTTACTATTTGTCTTTTTAAAAATATTTGTAATCGTTGTCTTTTTAAAAATATTTCTTGTAATTTTCTTCTTCTTAATATAAAATTATTCATATATAATATGATGAAAGAATTAATATTGAAATGTCCTAATTGTAATGATGATGTAATTATATCAGAAATTAATTGTGCTATTTTTCGTCATGGAATTTATAAAAATAATTTACAACAAATAGACCCTCATATGCCAAAAGAAAAATGTGATTTATTGATAAATAATAATGAAATATATGGTTGTGGAAAACCATTTCGTATTAAAAAAGTAAACGATGGATGGGTATTAGAAATATGTGATTACATTTAGTTATAAGTTAATAGATTTGAAGAGAGTAGAGAAGTTGATTTATATTTTAATATATCATTTTCTTTAATAGTAGTAGGAAATTCATCTACCCCATATATATCTTGTAACAATAGCCATTCAAACAATCCACCGCAGTAAATATATATATTTTTAAAACCTAATTTTTGTAATTGTTTGTATTTTTTAATAATTTTTTCTTCATCCTGACAATTTTTTCCATAAATTATAATGGTTATATGAAATGATTTATTATTAATAAAATCATTTATATTATGTTCTTCTTTATCTGCTAAAATAGTGCCTAGAATAAGACATTTCTGTTCATTAAAATCTAATGTATTAATCAATATAGATAAAGGTCGTTGTTTTTTACAAACTAATTGTATATCTTCAAAATTAATTTTTTTCGGAATAGTATTTCCCATATTTAATTAAATTGTATATACTATTTAATTAAATTTTACTATAATTTCTACTTGTTCTTTTTTAATACTTTTTGTTGCTGAAACAGATAATTCTTCTCTTTTTTTTCTTGATTTATTAGAAGGGTCTGGTTTCATTTCCTTTCTCTTACTTGTACTATTTCTATTATTCATATCATTTTCTATTTCTTCATAATTTTCTTCAATATATTTAATAATATTATTTTCCAACGTCCACTTGAAAAAATTTAATTGACCTATAGTAGTCTCTATAAATGTATCATTTTCATAAGGAATACTTATTCTTTCCCATCTACAAAATGGGTCAAAATTTTTCTTTGAATACGCTTTTAATTTTAATTTATAATCTTGATAAACTTTAAATCTTCTTTCTTCGCCAATTTTATCAATAATAGTGTATAATGTAAAATTTTTTTTTGCGTAATTAGTAGCAAACCAATCTACTATACGTAGAGAAATTTTTGTTTCACCTGTAATAATTTTTAAAATACGATTCAAATTATCATCTTTTTTATAAAAATCCAATAATGTATTTAATAATAACTCATTTTGAGTATTATATTTTACTAATGACATTATTTGGATATATGTTTTTTATTTATATACTTATATATATTATTCATATTTTATTGATAAATTGAAGATTTTTTGTAAACTCAAATGATTCCTTATTTATTCTTCTTCGTTTCAAATTACATTCCAAACAAGATAATAATATATTATCTCTATCATGACCTTTTTCATTATCTATTCTATCTAAAGTCCATTGTTTAGGTTCTCTACAATACTCATAAATAATACTCATTATTGAATGACAATAATAACATTGTAATTTTTCTGATTCCATTTTATTTAATATCTCTTTTAAAGAAATAAATGTTTCATGATTATACATTTTTTTTAAATTATCTTGTTGTTTATAAGAAGATATTTTTTTCTTTATTTGTTTCTCTACTAATTTACAAATATCTGTTTTTTCTTCGTTTAATACAATTAATAAATTATTGACTTGTTCTTCTTCAAGTAGAGAAATATTTTCTTTGAATGGAATAATTGGTTTTATAAATTGTTTTTCTTTTTTTACTTTCTCTACTTTCTTCATTTGATATCGTTGAGAAGTTCCTTCAATATTAATTATTTTATTCATATATATATTACACTTTTTCTGATTTAAAACGCTTATTTTTTTATAAATTGCGACTACATATTATATTATTCCATTTATCATAACACACGTCACGAGTTAAATATAATTTACTAAATTGAAAAGCATTTTCAGCAATTATTAATGCTTTATCATAATTATTTAAACACCATTTTGTTTTTTCAATCAAATCAGTTAAATCTCTTTTTACTGGAATATAATGTTCCCATTCTTTCAAAAATTCAAAGAAAAACTCTTTATGTGGTCTATCTACAAGCAATAAAGGTCTATGTGACCATAATAAATGTTTAAGTCGTCCAGAATATCCACACCCTTCAATATCAATTAAAATAGAATATTTTTCAACTAATTCAGGAGTATATATATATTTACTACTATTAAGCTGTATATTTCCTGAATGCCACCAATACATATCTAAAATATCAAATAATTCTTTATTATCATCACCTATTTCTAGTAATTTTGTTCTCATAATATTTGTGTTTTTATTTCCTATCCAACCAACTTTATTTATTTCGTAATTTTTTAATCCAGCATTATCTATTTCTTTAACAAATTTTTCGTAGTCATTTATACCCGCTTCTGGCCAAGAATGAAAGTTAAAATCAGGAACTAAATTTTTATAATTATCTTTTTTGCTATAAGTTAAATCATCATTATTATTTTCATAATCTCCCGTATGAATTATAATTTCATTAAAATCATTCCAATTATATTTTTCATCTGCTTTTTGAATACACCAAAAAGTTGAAGGATTGCGTGTTTGATATCCGCCTAAATCTTTAAAAATTAACTTTCTATTAATCTTTGAAACACAAAACGACATATATAACATATATAATTAACAGTTTACACATATTTTAAATAAATTATTTGGGTCTGGGATTAGCTCATTTGGTAAAGCAATTGATTGTAGCTCAAGAGGTAGCTGGTTCGATTCCGGCATTCCAGAATGTTTTATATTGGCAATGTTGTCAATATAAAATTATATAATATTATATATATGGATGTTATAAAACCTCGTCAAGAATATTTATTATTTTTATTAAATTCATATTTTAAATCATTAGGATTAGTATTTACAATATTTCGTAGTATAAGAGCTAGAGATTATATTTCATATGAAGTATCAAAAACCATATGTAATAATATTTTTGGATTAAAAATAAGCGTATATCCTAATAATGATATAAATATAGAATATTTATCTTCTTGTAAAAATAAAAGTGGTTCGGAAATTTTAGGAAGAATAAAAAAGTTTGCATGTAAAATAGATTGTAGAAAAATAAAATTAGATGACGGTCAATATTTAGACGTTAAAGTTTTACCTACATCAATAGAAGAATCGAATGAAGTATTTTGGATTGAAGATTTTTGTTATATTGATATTGCAACAACAGGTGATTCGTGGTATAATAAAATGGGATTTCATAGAAATGGGGCAAATCCGATAGAAGATAAATTAAGAAATGAAGAATTATCAAAAATACCACTTATTGAAATAATAAATAATGAATCGGATATTGTAGCATTTCAAAAAGCATTTGAAATAGATACTGATATTAATATATATGATTCAATAAACAAAATTTTTATTATTATAAAAAGAGATTATTTAAAAAATAAAAGAAAACCACTAACAATGGATCAATTTAATATTATTAACCATATTATAAGTAAGTATTTAAAACGCCATTTTATTTATGATACAATTTTATATTATCATCCAAATTGTAATATATCTCATCAGACTTTTAAACGATTAGGAAGTAAGCCTTCTTTAAAAAGAATGTCAACAAACAGAATGTCAACAAACAGAATGTCAACAAACAGAATGTCAACAAACAGAAGAAAATCGTTTGATATTCGGAAATCTAAATCAAGAAATAGTTCAAACCGTTTTAGTATATAATGAATAATTCTATTTTTTAGATATAAACTATTATTATATAGTCTTTCTTTATATATTATTTATAAAGATATAAGATTATCTCTTGTATATAAGTAAATGTCAGCAAAAACCGACGAATGTATTGAATTAAAAAATATTCAATATAAATCAATGTTATCGGGTGGAAATATTATTATTGAATCATCAAATGTAAGTGATTTTAATAGCTTGGATAAATTTTTAGAAGACAATAATTTACAAAATTTGAATGAGAATTGGGCAAAAGTAGATAACAATACGAAATATAAAAAATTAGTTGTTTTTGCAAAAAAATATGTTGAAACAAATGGGTTAAATGAAGAAATATATAATTTATTAACATCTTTTTTGAAAGAAGCATTAGATAACAAACAATTACAAAGAGTAAAAGATGTAACTTATGATAAAGCTACCAAAGAAATAAAAGATATACCTCCATTAACATATAATGAAGAAACAAAATCATTTAGTTTAAAAATAGACAAGAACCGTATTCATACATTAAAAAGTTTACCTCCATCTAAAAATGCTACTATGAAAAATAAATTAATATAAATAAATCATGATATTTATATTAATGAATTTTATTGATGATGATTTCTCTACTTTATTACAATTATATAATGATTTTATAGATTTCAATCCGTCTATAATTAGTGACCCTAATTTTGAAGATATTATGATAGATGATATTTTTTCTTTATTAGAAATATCATTAAATGATGAAGAATATATAACCGACCTAATAGAAGTTTCATTACCATTTTTTTATGAAAATATATATCCTTCAAGACAAGAAAATAATACATATTGTAGAGAAATTTCTATAGAAGAAAAAATAATAATAGATTGTAAATTAGAAAAAATAAATAATATAGAACAACCAGCACAAAAAACTCCCGAATGGTATGACTTTAGAAATAATTTATTAACTGCTAGTAATGCTTATAAAATATTTGAAAGTCAAGCCCAACAAAATTCTTTAATATATGAAAAATGTATAACAAAAATTAATGAAAATAATTATGTAAATATTGAAAGTTCTCTACATTGGGGACAAAAATACGAACCATTATCTATTTTAATTTATGAAAATACTTATAATACAAAAATAAAAGAATATGGATGTTTAAGACATGATAAATATTCTTTTCTTGGTGCGTCGCCTGATGGAATTAATGTAGACATGTCTTCTAATCGGTTTGGTCGTTTATTGGAGGTTAAAAATATTGTAAATAGAGAAATTACTGGAATTCCAAAAAAAGAATATTGGATACAAATGCAGTTACAAATGGAAGTATTTAATATTGATGAATGTGATTTCTTGGAAACAAAATTTATAGAATATACAGATGAAATAGAATTTCTTAGAGATACTGATGATAATATTTTTATTAGTAGAGAAGGTGATAAAAAAGGAATTATTTTATTTTTTTCAGATAGACTTTCTGGAAAGCCTATTTACATTTATTCAGATATGAATATGTCATATAACGATTTTGAACAATGGTCTAATACAACAATAGATAATATTTTAATGAATCACCCAACTT